ATGGATCAAAAAAAGATCTGTCCTAATTGTAGAGGTAATGGGTTTGTTAAAGTTAAAAAAACACCCAACCCTGCAAACGACACAGTGATGCAATGTGTTACTTGCAATTCGAAAGGAGAAATTCGTGATAAAGAATTTGATGAGTATTTTGATTCTCACCCTTTGCTTAAGCCATTGCGCTATAAGCACAACTGATATGATTAATATTAGCGCCGCAATATATGGAGGAATAGAAAAAAATGACTGAAAAAATACGTCTTGATTACCAAATGTTTAGATGGGGACCATTGTTAGTTAAGTTTAAAATACCTGATGATCTCCGTAAAAAATTTTTAGAAGAGGCACATGCTAGTAGTAAAGATTTTGAAAAAAATCTCGCTGGGGTTATAACTAAAGAAGTAGGGTTTAGAGACATAGAGATGTTTCAACCCTTCTTCCATACTGTCTTTGAAATGTACGCAGATGCACAATCAAAGTGGGCACCAGAGGTAGGTTCTACTATTGAAACATTTAAGCAGCAGTATCTAATTGAAGCTTTGTGGGCAAACTTTCAAGGGCCCGGAGACTTCAACCCACCACACGATCATGGTGGAACTTTGTCTTGGGTTATATTTTTACAAATGCCTAAAGAGTTAATTGAAGAAAATAAAAAATATCAAGGTCGATCTGCTGGGCCTGGTGGATTAACTTTTATATATGGCGAGGGATCTAGAAACTATATAAGTCATCACTCTTTTTTTCCTGAAGAAGGTGATATGTTTATCTTTCCTGCCTCACTAAAACACTGGGTCTTCCCGTTTAAAAGTGATTGTGTTCGTATCTCTGTATCTGGAAATGTGAATGATTCTATTAAATATAAAAATCTTAAAAAAATAAAGGAGATTAAAAAGAATGAACAAGACAACAATAAAAAGAGTGATTAAACGACAGTTTAACATGATTATAGATGAAGAAAACAAGCTTCGAAGGGTCTTAGAGATGGAAACGAACGACGAGCATCCAGAGGCTTTGTTTAGTGGTTTATATACTAGAGTCGAGCAACATCTAGATGAGATTAATAGACTACAAAATAGAATTGTAGTGTTGCAAGACATAGTGGATCCGCAGTGAGAGATACTGATTTAGCTTACATAGCTGGTATTTTTGATGGTGAAGGTTGTGTATCTTATAAACAATATAACCGTCAACGAAAGCATAATAAAAAACCATATCCTACTTGGCAAATCAGATTAGAGATATCCATGACAGATCAATCTTTATTAGTTTGGATCAATGAAACGTTAGGAGTGGGCACCGTTAGTCCTAAAAGATATAAAACGAAATATGCCGTTGGTTGGAAAAAGCAATGGCGTTGGCGTTGTAGCCACCGTGATGCGTATCTTGTGTGTTGTGCCTTGTTTCCCTATGCTCATGTTAAGTTGGAAGGCATACAAAAGATAATTGATCATTATGCATCTCGTAAATTTAAAATTATGAACAATAAAGTAGTGTCTCTTAACGAGTATCGAGAGGCCATGAGTTTAGAATGAGTTTTTATCACGGATTAGGTATGTTTATTCTTGGTATGAGTGCTATTATTATTGGTGGTATTATTACCTGGTATATAATTAATAAGGTTATGGATAAAAATGAAATGGAATAAGCTATATAACTATCCTAAAACTATAAGATCATCTGTTGATGGTATTCGTAAATACGATATTAATGACGAAAAGTTACCATCTGTTACGACCATATTAAAAGCCACCGAGTCTGAAGATAAAAGAGAAAGTTTGAACCGTTGGAAGGCTAAAATAGGTGAAAAAGAGGCTGAACGTGTTAAAAATGTGGCTGCAAGCCGTGGAACCGCGATGCATAGCTACTTAGAGCACTATTTAAAGGGTGGCAAAGTGTTAGATTTGACTGACGTGGGGCAAGAAGCGAGGGGCATGGGTCAAATGATTATTGATAAAGGCTTTCCGGATCTAGAAGAGATCTGGGGTGTTGAGTGCACGTTGCATTACCCTGGTTTATATGCGGGACAGACCGATATGTGTGGAATTTATCAAGGGCGCGAAAGTATAGTGGATTTTAAACAATCAAACAAGCCTAAACGAGACGAGTGGATAGAAGATTATAAGCTACAGCTTGTTGCTTATGCCATGGCCCATGACCAGGTCTATGGGACGAGGATCGAGCAGGGAGTGATTTTGATGTGTACACCAGATAATTTTTTTCAAAGATTTTTAGTAAATGGGAGTGAGTTTCGAAGGTGGAAATGGGAGTGGTTGAGGCGTGTTGACGCATATTATGGCGAAAATGTAGCCAAATCATAAAATGGTCACACTTTTTACAAACCAAAAGTGTGGAAGAGGGTATCAAAAACCCGCATAAAATGACATTTGCAAAAATTTTTTATGTCGATTTTACAAAATTTAGAGTCAAAAGTGTGGAAAGTGGTATCAAAAATCCCCATAAAACGAATTTTTTTTTCAAAAGTGTGGAAAACGTGGAAGATTCAAAACTTGTAAACCATTGAAATATAACAACAAAATGCAGTTTCCACACTTTCCACGTTTTTAAAAAATATTTTGAGCATACACTAGTCTAAAAATATTTTGAGTCTTTATTTGTGGAAAAACACTTAAAATCGATTATTAATGTTGATATACAACAATAATAGCTTCCACACTTTTAAAATTAAAAATGTGGAAAATGTAGAAAACAGCCAATACCAACACTTTTTTGCATTTAAAAATGTGGAAGAAATGTGTAATAAGTATAATGACAGAAAAAGATTTTTGGGATAAATTTAATTTAAAGCACAATCCAAAATATTTTTATGCCAAGAAAAAAACAGAAAAAAAGAAAAAGAAATACAGAGCTTCAAGACCCGAAGGATATCCCATATTCAAAGTATCGAGTAGAATGGATTGATTGTGTTAGTGATTCTGGTTGGGCCACAGACAAAGAATTTGATAAAATGCAGTTAGCCACACCTGTTAATGAAGGTTGGTTATATGAACGTAATAAAAAATTTATAAAATTGTTTGCCAGTTACGATAAAGATACAGATGGTAGTATAAGTTTTGGTGACAGAACTATGATACCTACACCCTGGATAACTAAAATAACAAAAATTAATTAACTTTTTTCATTTTAGGAAGTCTTGATTGTTCAACATCCTTTTTAACTTTTTTTGTCATGTCTTTAATCTCAGCACCTTCAAGTATAGGTGAATATTGATCAATAATATCTTTCATCCTCGTCTCTAGTTCCTCCGCACTCAAATCATCTATCTTTCCAGTTCGAATTATTTTCTGTTCAACATATAATCCTGCGGCCTTACCTCTTGCAACCTCTGCATTGGTTGCAGCAGAGAAGGCACCTTTTTTTAATGCGGTTTCTCTTATCTTGGCAAGCTCCGTAATGTGTCTTTCAAAAGTAACGGCATACTTTTTTTGATTTTCTTCACGAAGCTCACCAATATATTTAACTACGAGAGGGTATTTTTTGGGGTTCTGCAATTCATATGCTCTAATTCTTGCCGCTTCGCCGTATCCAGCCTCTTTTGCACACTCTGTGCCATTCATTCGACCTTCATTAGCAACAATTAATTGAGCAAACTTGATTTGTTTTTCTGTTAATCTCTTTGGAACTCCCATATGTTGACGTATAGAGTAATTTAAGGTACAAGTCAACTTAATGATAGATGCAAAATTAATACGTCAAGTATTAGATAAATTTTTAAAAGGTGAAAGTGTTAAATCTGCTCGTATGCAAGTTATGACTTTAGATGGTGTGTATCATGACATCAAATCTATAAAACTTTTAGAAAATCAAATCATTGGTGCAAGAGAAACACACAGAATTGTTATTGAAGTTATTCCTGAAAAGGCTCCAATGGGTAAAGTTATTAAAGATCACGGTGGAATTATACTCTAATGAGTGAATTACACTCTTTTTCTTTGTTTGATACGATACTTTACAAGGCAGAAGTCCCTGAATATTTAAAAAATAAAGATTTTATGTCTGTATGTGATGAACACACAGACCAAGCTATATCAAATGCAAAAAAATTAATAGATAAGAGGAATAAAAAATTTAAAATTGATGTAAAAGATCATGGTATGTCCTATCATTCAGGCGCTGAAATGTATAAAGATGAAAGATTTCATGATTTTGAATTGTTAATTCGTAATACTGCTAGAAATATTTTAGAAAACCAAGGTTTTGACTTATCAAACTACTCTATTGACTATACTGAAATGTGGATCCAAAAATTTGCATATGAAGGTGGTGGCCATCAAGACACCCATGTGCATTGGGATAACCATGTTTCAGGTTTTTATTTTGTTGAGTGCTCTGAAAGAACATCTAAACCTGTGTTTCATGACCCACGCGCAGGTCGTATGATGTTAAATTTGCCAATTAAAGACCATAGTAAACTATGTCCCGCAATGGAACGACAAATTATTTCTGTAAAACCTGGTACATTGTTATTGTTTAATTCTTGGTTACCTCATCAATTTAGTGTTGATAATGGTATCGACCCATTTAGATTTATACATTTTAATCTTCAAGCAAAAAAACATGGCAAGAAATGAAAGTCAATTTTGGCAATATGTTAAAAGAAATACACCTAAAATTAAATGGACGAGAATTGAAAATACGAGTAGTCTTGGCACTCCTGATTTACTTGGTTATAATGCCAATAATTGTTTTTTTACTGTTGAGCTTAAAGTCGTAAAATCTGGAAATAAAATAAGATTTTCACCACATCAAATAAGTTTTCATATTCGACACCCCACAAATACGTTTATACTAGTCGATGATCCCACACGCGCGCGTGTATGTCTATATGTCGGAAATCAAATAAGTGATTTAGTAGAAAATGGATTAAAGACAAAAAACATAGCTGAATCTTTTGAAGATTGTAAAACTATTTTTGACCGCCTAATTTTGTAAAAATATTATGAATTATATCATAATCTCGATCGGACAATTGTTTAAAATCTGCAACATCATCAAGGAATTTATCAAAAATATCTAAATATTCTTGTTTTAATTCATACTCTAAATCTTCTTTTTTACGGTCTTGTCTTGTCATTATATTTTAAACTTTCTAATTCATTTATAACAACATCAAATTCATTACAGGTGCAAGTAATATCGTCATCTGTATCAGGTTCACCTTTAATAGGCTTCTCTATTCCTCTTACTGCTTCCGTCCCCCATGTAATAGTCACTTCATGTTTTTTTGTCATTTTAAAACTTTCTTTATTGTTTGTTCACTTGTTACTTTTAAAGAAGCTACACACATTTAAAGATTTTATATTTTCTAATTAAAGAATTGCTCATAGTGTGCAGCCCTTTATTCATACAAAATTAAACATCTTGCACAAATCCAGTTTGGTCCTTTAATGCCCGTCCCTTAGCGTATAGACCTACAATAACATTTTTAGGATCATTAAAACGTAGATCTGATTTATCACCATTAAAAACCCTATAATTTAAAAATCTTTTTGGCAGCTTTTTTGATCTAAAGACGGCTGAAATATTGCCGCCACGTTTTAATATATCAAGCGCTTGCGCCTTGTTATCTTCATTTAACGAATATGTTAAATGATAATTTTTTGGATATTCACCTTTAACAAATTTTAACGCCCGTTTATATATTTTTGTATAATCGTAAAATTTAACGTTTGGAAATTCATTATATAACCCGTGTATATTCCACTCAATATCACTAGTGCCATTTAATCTTATAGCGGGCTTAAATCCGTTTTTTTTACATCTTGTTATGTGTCTTTTTATTTCTGTTCTTAATTGATCTAAAAAACTGTCACGCTCTAAAAAATACCACTTCGTTTTATTAATACGCCCCAATTGAACAGAACCCATTTGACCCCGCCCCGCAGTATTTAAACAACTTGCCATGCACCCCGCACTAGCCATCGCGCAAGTGTTAAATCCGCTTGTACGTTGTGGCGCTAAATATAAAATTGCGGTCATATATTTATATTTTTGACCTTTAATTGTTTTAGCGTTGTTATCTATATTTAATAATTTTTTTGATTTATATAATTTCATTTTATTTTTATAGGGTAAAATTCCCCGCCTTTTACAAAATTATGAAGTGACGAAAGTAATTGATCATAATATTTTTGATCAAAATTTAATTGTTCAATAACGTATTTGTAGCCGTCCTTATCAAATGTATTATACCAATTTTCATAAGAATTAATTAAAAACTCTATTTCTTTAATATCTATTTTTAAATATTTCATAAGCAATCTTGACAATAACGTTTATCTAGATTTGAATACCAGTCTGGACGTATAGACACCCCGCAGCACCTACAATTTAAAAATACATCACCTTTTTTTGAATTGTCTTTTTTTAATTTTTTTTCAAATTTTTTAATTTCAATATAATCTTGTATATTTGTATATTCTTTAACTTTCATAATTATATTTTCTGTTTAATTTAAATAACCACTTATAATAAAAATCTATTCTTTTATCTAATTGCATATCAAAACAATCATTCCTACTATCTAAATGTGATATTTTTTCTAATAAGTATAAATACTGATATTTTTTTAATAATTTTAATTTCATAATTTCTAAACTTTCTAATATGGGACGTTATACTACAACGCCCCATATTTCAACATTTAATTTACTTCCATATCCTTATTTAAAACGAGCGGGTCTTCGTATGGTTCGAAACTATCCACCTTATTTAAATGATATGAAACATCTTTATTATCGTTTAATTGATCATAAGCTAAAATCATTCTTAAAGCTTCTGTCAAGCTAAACGGCTTTGATTTCATTATTTCATAATTATCAAATTTTAAAAATTTATATTTTTTAATTATGAAAAATTTATCTTCTTTTTTATCTTCCATTAGTTATAGCTCTTATTTTCAATTTGAAGCGCCTTAGTTTTATTCCATATAATACCAACACCAGATAAAACCTTCTCTAAAACAGTGTTAAGCTGTTCAGGGACGCCACACTCAAAAACTGAATTAATTGCGCTTTGTTTATACAATTTCAGCTCTTTAACTTTCGCGCCTTCTGGTGTTTTTTCTGCTTCGATTTCTGCGAGATATTGCGCCCATTTTCTTAATTGTTCTCTACAATCATCAGGCATTATACCTTTATTATAAGACCCTCTATAATAACTGTCTCGATCATTCTTATCGAACACATAACTTAATTGGTCCTTAAGTTTAGGGTCTTTAATTTTACCAAAAAACGTTTGCGCTTTCCGTTGTTTTATTTCTAATTGTTCTATAGCTTGTTCAAGCTCTTTTATAACAACATCTGCCTTTATTTTTTTGGCAAGTTTCAATTCTGCGGTTTCAGTTAAATCCGCAACAATTGATTTAACGCTTAATTCTGCCTGATCTATTAACGGATCAATTTCAGAATTAATACGCCTTTTTAAATGTTCCAACTGATATTTTGTTGGATATGTAGACTTACTCATATATTTATATCCTTTATGTTAAGTTAATATCCTATAATTAAATACTTATTATTTTTTATATTTCAAGTCTTATTGTACTGTAAAAATAAAATTATTTTTTAATTAAAAACTGTTGTATTTTTGCAACATAAACGCCCGTTTTTTACATTATAATTATTCTAATCTATAAAGTTATTAAAAGTTATAATTAGGCTGCCACGCGCCCCCTGATACTCGTTAAAACTTTCTAGCTACGAGCAACTCGCGTCTAGGTTGTAGAGCGCTAGTTTAGAATAATTCTAAAAAATAATTTAAAATAAAACTTGATTATGAAAATCAATCCTATAAAGTCCCTTAAGAAAGTGAGAATAAAAAATATGAAAATACTAACAAAAGCAATTAAAGAAAAATTAATTGCAAATCATAAAGAGCAAGACGGCACAAAAGAATTTAAAGCCGTTTTAAAGCTGTTCAATCCCACTGGAATAGGTACTTGGTATCTATCAGAGCTTGACCCCGAAACTAATAACGCGTTCGGGTTATGTTGCTTAACTGAAGAAGAGTTAGGCTACGTTAATCTTGATGAGCTTTTAGAGTTTAAGGGTCAATTTGGATTAGGAATTGAACGAGATAAATTCTTTAAGCCTAAGTCACTTGAAGATTGCAGAAGGGCTGAAGATTTAAAAAAACCTAACGATATAACAAACGCGGTTTTATAAGCTTCTCGCACCCCGCCACGCGCAGCGCGTGGCGGGTTTTTTGTTTTAATAGAGGTACCACAACACCCCCTAAAAAATCTAAATTTTAAATTTTTAAACTATTTAGCGCGCAAAAATGTTACTAACTTGTGTTAGTATTGTCGGATTTGTAGCCTTAACCACCCCAAAATCATTATTGCTTTCTAGGATAATACCTAATAAAACAACAATCGTTGGAAACATTAACCAAAAAATTTTACAAAAAATTTTTTTCAAATGCATATTGATTTAGACAAAATAAAAAAACTTCCCCCCGACATCAAAAAAGACTTTATGAAAATGTACGTAAAGCTTGATGAAAAGAAAAAGATCTTAAAAGTCAAAGACGATTTTCTATCGTTTGCCAAACACATGTGGCCTGATTTTATTGAGGGGGAACATCATAAGATTATTGCAGATAAATTTAATCAGATAGCTCAAGGTAAGATTAAAAGACTAATCGTCAATATGCCACCAAGACATACCAAGTCCGAGTTCGCCAGCTCCTTGCTGCCCGCTTGGATGATCGGGCGTAATCCAAAACTTAAAATAATTCAAACAACCCACACCGGGGAACTAGCGATTAGATTCGGTCGTAAAGCAAAAACACTTATGGACACACAAGATTATAAACAAGTGTTCGAGACAAGACTAAGAGAAGATAGTCAAGCAGCGGGAAGATGGGAAACAGAACAGGGTGGTGAATACTTTGCATCTGGTGTTGGTGGTGCGATCACTGGACGTGGTGCAGATTTATTAATTATTGATGACCCGCACTCAGAACAAGACGCCATGAATATGACAGCTTTGGAGCGAGCATACGAATGGTATACGTCAGGACCACGTCAAAGGCTTCAGCCAGGTGGATCTATTGTTTGTGTAATGACAAGATGGAATACAAAAGATCTAACAGGTATGTTACTAAAACATCAAAAGGAAGCAAAGTCAGATCAGTGGGAGCTGGTAGAGTTTCCAGCGATCATGCCAAGTAACGAACCTGTGTGGCCTGAGTATTGGAAGATAGAAGAATTAGAATCTGTAAAAGCATCTTTATCGATTGGTAAATGGAATGCACAGTGGATGCAGAATCCAACATCTGAGGAAGGAGCTATCATAAAACGTGAGTGGTGGAACGTTTGGGAAAAAGAAGATATGCCACCACTAGAGCATGTGATACAATCTTATGATACTGCGTTCATGAAAAAAGAAACAGCTGACTATAGTGCAATCACGACATGGGGTGTCTTTCGTGAGAACGAAGATAGTCCACAACAGTTAATACTGGTCGATGCATTAAAAGGCAGATACGAGTTTCCCGAACTTCGTCGAATAGCAAAAGAGCAGTATGATTACTGGAAACCTGAAACAGTATTGATTGAAGCAAAAGCTAGTGGATTACCATTAACATACGAGTTGAGAAATATGGGAATACCTGTAGTTAATTACACCCCATCAAAAGGAAACGATAAGCATGCCAGAGTAAATGCTGTTGCACCTTTATTTGAATCTGGTATGATATGGGCTCCTGAAGAAAAGTTTGCAGAAGAGGTGGTTGAAGAGTGTGCAGCTTTTCCATACGGGGACCATGATGACTTGGTCGATAGTATGACACAAGCTGTGATGCGTTTTAGACAGGGAGGGCTGGTACCGCATCCTGAAGATTATGAAGAAGAGCAAATTGTAAAAACTAAAAGGACTTACTATTAATGTCAGAGCTAACAGATAAATATTCAAAAAATTTTAGTGCAAGAAAAAAGAAAGAATTTGAAAAACGTGTTCGTGAACTTGCAGGTCAAATGTCAGAGGAGTCTGCAATAGATTTAGTTTTGAAAGAATTATTTAACGAGGGCTTTTCTAAAGGAGGATTGATAGACAAGCCACTAGGAGCGGGAGGCAAGAAATCAGGACCACCACCAAAAAGAGGGCCTAATCCACAAGGCTTGAATATTAGAAATAATACTGTTAAGACGGTAAAACTGGAGAAATAAATGTCAGAAATAGATAAAGCTTTACCTAATGAGGTGCGAAAAGAAATTAATATTCCTAGCGCAGATGAGATACAAGTAGAATTAGAAAAAGAACAATCAAAAGAAACAAAAGGACCTGTTGAGGTTCAACAAAACGAAGATGGAAGTGTAGATATAAATTTTGATCCGTCTTCTGTAAATGTTGAAGGAACACCAGATCACTTTTCTAATTTAGCAGAATTATTACCAGACGATGTTTTAGATCCTTTAGGAAGTCAAATGTATGAAAATTATACAGACTACAAAGCATCAAGAAAAGATTGGGAAAAAACTTACACATCAGGATTAGAGCTGTTAGGTTTTAATTACGATGATAGAACAGAACCGTTTCGAGGAGCGAGCGGCGCGACACACCCGGTGTTAGCAGAAGCTGTTACACAGTTTCAAGCTTTAGCGTATAAAGAATTACTACCAGCAGGTGGTCCAGTTAGAACTCAAATTATAGGTGTAGCAACACCAGATAAAGAAGCTCAATCACAAAGAGTAAAAGAATTTATGAATTATCAGATTATGTCTGAGATGAAAGAGTATGAACCAGAGTTTGATCAAATGTTATTTTATCTACCACTAGCAGGTTCTGCATTTAAAAAAGTTTACTACGATGAAATTATGAAAAGAGCTGTTTCAAAATATGTGCCAGCGGATGATATCGTTGTACCATATACTGCAACATCTTTAGACGATTGTGAATCTGTAATACACAGAGTTCGTATAACAGAAAATGAATTAAGAAAACAACAGGTTGGTGGTTTCTATAGAGACATAGAAATCAATCCAGCTTACATGGATGAATCAGCTTCTGAAAAAGCTGAAAGAGAACTTGATGGGATGTCTAGAGGAAGAGATGAAAGAATGTATACTTTGTTGGAGTGTCATGTAACATTAGACTTAGAGGGTTTTGAAGATATAGGAATAGATGGAGCGCCAACAGGAATTAAACTTCCATACATCGTAACTGTTGAAGAGGGAACAAGAAAAGTATTATCAATTAGAAGAAACTATGAAGCAACTGATGTTAACAAAACTAAAATTAATTATTTTGTACATTTTAAATTTTTACCAGGACTAGGTTTTTATGGTTTTGGATTAACCCACATGATTGGAGGATTATCAAGAACAGCAACCGCTGCACTAAGACAATTGTTAGATGCAGGAACTTTATCAAACTTGCCAGCAGGATTTAAAATGCGTGGAATCAAAATGAGAGATGAAGCGCAATCAATACAACCAGGAGAATTTAGAGATGTTGATGCACCAGGTGGAAACCTGAAAGATGCGTTTATGACTTTACCATTTAAGGAGCCATCTCAAACTTTATTACAGCTTATGGGTGTCGTGGTATCAGCAGGGCAAAGATTTGCATCTATTGCCGACCTGCAGGTAGGAGATGGGAACCAACAAGCAGCAGTGGGCACGACAGTGGCTATGTTGGAACGAGGATCGCGAGTTATGTCTGCGATCCATAAAAGAATGTATGCCGCGATGAAAAAAGAATTTACTATTTTAGCTAGAGTATTTAAAACTTACTTACCTCCAGTTTACCCCTATGATGTTATTGGTGGACAAAATCAAATTAAACAATTAGATTTTGATGACCGTGTAGACATCTTACCAGTTGCAGATCCAAATATCTTTAGCCAAACGCAAAGGAT